GAGATTGAGAAAGCTGATATGGCCCTGACTAAACGTGCTGAAGAAACCCTGCCACATTTCGCTGTAGATGCTGCTAAGGGCCTTCTGTTGGCATTGTCTAAGTCAGACAACCAAGAAGAACTCGAATCTGCTCTTAAGGCTGCTGATACTGCCCTTTCAGATAAGATGGAAGAGCTTGGTAAGTCGGATGTAGATGGTAGCTTTGCTTCCGCTAACGACAAACTAGAACACATGGTTAAGGCTCACATGGACGAGAACAGCCTGACCAAGAAGGATTACGCCAAGGCTTATGCGGCTGTCGCTAAGACCTCAGAAGGTAAATCCCTTATCGCACAAGTCTATAAAGGAGACTAACTAATGGCTACTATGCAATCGCGTGATAACCTCACCTTTGTATCTGGAGAAAACCTCTCCACTGCACAATTCAAATTCGTAACTCTTGAGGCTGACGGTAAAGTTGATCTGGCTGACTCTGCTGGTGAAAACTGCATCGGTGTCCTTACTGTAGCAGAGGAAAACAATCGCGCTGTTACTGTCACTGTGTCAGGCTCCGTTATTGTCGAAGCTGGTGGCACTGTAACTAATGGTGGTGCTGTCGCTACTGACGCGACTGGTCGTGCTGTAGATGCAACTTCTACTGACATCATCATGGGCTACGCTCGTGAAGCTGGTGTTGTGAACCAGAAGATTGAAATCTTTTTGATCCAAGGCGGCAACGCTTCTGCGTAACCTAATTAAAGGAAAATAATACTATGCCTATGTTGACCCCTTCTCAGGTACACCTTGATGTGCCTTTGACTAACCTTACTGTTGCTTACGCTCAGAGCCTCGATAACTTTGTTGCTAACCGAGTTTTTGGTACTGTCTCTGTAGATAAGCAATCTAATAAATTCTACAAGTATGACCGTGAAGGTATGCGTCACGGTGACGTGAAAGTTCTGGCACCTCGTACAGAAGTTAATCGCGTCGGTATGACCATCTCGAATGACAACTACTACGCTGAAGTTCGTGGCCTTGGTATGGACTTTGATGAGCAAACTCTTGCTAACGAAGACACTATGCTGGAGTTCCGTTCTCAGGGTGCTAATACTTTGATTGAGAAAGTCCTGATTGACCGTGAAGTTCGTTGGGCTGACACATTCTTCAAGACTGGCGTCTGGGGTACTGAGGTCGCAGGTGATGCTTCCGGTTCCGTTGGTGCTGGTGAAGTTGTTTACTGGTCGGACTACACGAACTCTACTCCAATCGTTGACATGACTAACGCTCGTCGTCAGATGCAGCTTAAGTCTGGCGGCTACAAGCCTAACTGTATGGTCGTCGGTAAGGAAGTCCGTGACATCCTGATTAACCACCCTGACATTCTTGCCCGTTTGAATGGTGGCTCTACAGTCTCTAACCCTGCATTGATCACAGATGCTAAGTTGGCTGAAATCTTTGAAGTTGAGCAGTTCCTCGTTATGGAAGCTGTCTACAATGACGCTAAAGAGGGTATTGCAGATAACTTTGAATTCATCGGTGGTAAACACGCTATGTTGGCCTACAAGCCTTCTTCGATGGGCCTTAAGACACCAGCTTCGGGCGCTATCTTCACTTGGGACTCAATCCCCGGTGTTAGTGGTCTGGGTATCACAGTTGAATCCTTCTCGGACGATGCTCTGAAACGCCAGCAGGTTGCTGAGATGATCCAAGTTAAGTGTTCGGATGACATGAAGGTTATCGGTGCTGACTTGGGCTACTTCTTCAAAGACATTGTAGCTTAATAGTTACTTACTAATGGTGGACCCTGAGCTTAGGCTTGGGGTTCAACCCAATTATAATATACCGTAACAGATATAATTAGGAAACATTATGCACCCTACATACCTTGGGTTTCAGGTTGACTGGCCCGTATTCGTGAAGAACACCTTTAGTGCTGCCAATAAGAATTGGACTAGAGGAGAACATTTTAATTGGCAAGAGCGTCGGTTAGATCAGTATAAGATTTATACCCTGTATGCCGCTGGTTATTTGTATCACAACACAGAATTAGAGAAAGAGAATAAGGTTGGCGACAGACTCAGTGAGATGAACTCTGAGCAACTGCTTACTATGGTAACTCTCCTTAATGGTGTAGTCAAGAAGAGAACTTCTACTGCACAAGAGTTCCAAGACAAACGATGCCGACAGTCTAAGATTGACGATAAACAGCGTGGCCTAATTCGCTCGTGGCTCCGTAAGAATACTTGGGTTGAGGATGACTACTACAAGTTCCGAGATCAAGTGCTAAAAGATTAATAAATTAGGAGACCTGATATGGAGAAGCGTTGCTCTAAGTGCGATACTGTTAAAAGTTTCGACTCTTTTCATAAGCACAAAGGCAAACCTCACGGTCTCGCTAGGTGGTGTAAAGAGTGTGCCATCAGAAACGCTAAAGAGTGTTACGATAGGCGTGACGCAGAAGATAGGCTTAAAGTTAAGAGAACGTGGCAGGACTCCAACAGAGATCGTGTTAACGCCTACAGCAGACGGTGGCGAAAAAGTAACCCCGATAAACACGCTGCTGCGCAAGCCAAACGGAGGGCCTACAAACTTCAAGCGGCACCCCCTTGGTTAAACGGCCCTCAAAAAGCCCATATACTTAGAACTTATGAACTTGCTAAACTTATGACGGAAGTTACGGGTCAAGAATATCACGTAGACCATATCTTACCGCTAAAAGGGGAAAACGTGTGTGGTTTACACGTACCTTGGAATCTTCAAGTTTTACGTGGAGACTTGAACAGAAAGAAGTCAAATTCTATGGAGGGCAATTAAATGTGGTCATATGACCCGACAGACTTAAATACGACCACAGCTTCAGGTCGCCTAAACACTGTACGCTACCTAGTTGGTGATAACGATACAGACAACCAGCAAGTGCAGAACGAAGAGATTAACTTTTCTCTGTCTGAATCTAATAATAACGTGTATATAACAGCCTCTCACGTAGCTCGTACCTTAGCCTCTAAGTATGCTAGTAAGGCTACCTTGGAGTTGGATGGACAGCTTACAGCGCACTACAGTGACCTATACAAGCATTATACGTCCTTGACACTACAGTTGACTGCTAAAGCTAAACAGTCAGGTGCCCAGATAGGTATCAAAGCTGGTGGCATTAGTAAGACCCGAGTTGGCGTTGTCCGTAGTGATACAGACCGAGTAGAGCCTGCCTTCCGTAGAGACCGTTTCCTTAACCCCCAAGATACAGATGGTTATAGCTAAGAGGTTGCCGCCATGCTCAGTAACGATATGCGAGGACTAATCAGAGAGTTTGGTAGGTCAGTCACCCTAAGGAAGGTTACAGCAGACTCCTACAGCCCTAGCACAGGTACAGTTAGTAGTACGACTACAGACTACTCCGTTAAGGCTTATATGGCAGAGTACAAACTGACAGAGATAACTGTAGATAACATAGTCAGAGGTGACAGGAAAGCCTTGGTGTCTGCTTATGATACCTCAGGTGCAACCTTACCTAGCCCTGACGAAGGTGACTTGTTTGTAGGCATAGGTGATACAGTCAGAGTAATCTCCGTACAGACCTTGTATAGTGGTGATAACATAGTTTGTTACATTTGTCAAGTAAGGGAGTAGAATTGTGGCACAGATCACTATAAACAACCTTAAGGTTCTTGATGACATTAAGGAGCAGGTTAAAGATGCTACAAATGATCAGCTAGAAGATTACTTCACTGAGATGGCTAACTTTGCTATAAATGAGTCTCCTATCTGGTCGGGTTCCTACGTTAAGTCCTTCTCCTTCAAGTCTGACAATACTGGCAGTAGAGGGCGTAGGGTGGATGGCGCTAGGTGGAGGTTCCCTGTTAAGACTGGTTCTGAAGCTGACAGGGCAGAGGGTAGAGGTTTACTGGTAGGTGACATTAAGTCTGTATTCGCTAACAATGATCCTACAGAGACTAAGACTTATACCCTTCGTAATGACGCTAATCATGCTGGTTTTGTTGAACGTGGTGTTGCAGGTGGGGCACATCCTCCCGGACCTAAGCCTCCTAACGGATACCAGATATTTGCAAGGTTGAGGAATCTTTATGGCTGACATTAACCCTATCATAAGAGCGGCCTTAGAGACTCACCTAGCTGGCACCTCAGGTTTACCCGACATAGCCTATGAGAACGTCACATACAGCCCTACGACAGGTCAGAGCTTCATTAAGGTAGCCTATACCCCAACCCTTCGTAGACCTGACGTAATAGGACTTAACCCGCAACAGAGGTATCAAGGTATATTCTCGCTTAACGTGTATTCCCCTGAAGGTACTGGACCCTCAGCCTGCGAAGCTATCGTTAAGAAGCTACTAGAACGCTTCGAGGCTACTACAGACATAACATACAACGACGGGAGTGCAGACTACACAGTTTTCATTTCTTACGCCGAGAGAAGTAACGCCCTTGTCGATGCCCCTTGGTATCTTATCCCAGTTGATATTGGCTGGTACATATATAACTAATGGAGAATTAAATGCCTACATTTGCACAGGGTTCACGCTCTAGCCTATCCTACATTGTGGAGTCTACTTTCGGTACTACGCCAGCAGGTAACTTTACTAACCTTCCCTTCAGTACACAATCCTTGAACCTCACTAAAGATCGAGTAGCAGGTA